TTTGTAGTCGATGTAACATGAGTATGGGCAGTCAATATACGATTGACGAATGGAATCGAAAGTTTGCAAGTCCTAGATCGAAGTGGTGTCAGTGTTTCGTTCGGCGATAAACATCTCGTCCCATCCGCGCACTGGAATAATATCGTATCCAATCGAACGAACATAGTCAAACAACTCTTTACGTAGTTTTGTTGCAGGAATGCCTTCCTGATCTCGTGACTCGCGCCATGATTCAAAAAGAATCTTAGGATATCCGTTACGCTTAAGAGTTTCAAGACCACCTTCAAGAACATTCTTTTCAAATCCTTCTACATCCATCTTGATAAGACCAATGTTATCAAGCTGGAATGAGTCCAACGTTGTAATCGGAACCTGAATGGTGGGAGACGAACGACCCATGAAAGGCATGCAACTGTTTCCCCCTCCATCCTTTGGAGAATGCATGTAATATGGAATGCTACCCTTTTCATTACCTAATGCAGTTCGATGGGGCATGATCTTATAGTTGAGTTCTTGTAGAGCAATGTTCGCACAAAGATAGTTGAAGGTTTTGGGACAGCATTCAAAACTCACAACACTTGAACTGAACTTTGCCAAATACATTGAATAGGTGCCAACATGTGCGCCTATATCGACAAATACTTTAGAGGGGTCCATCAAGGTAGCTGCCCATTCGATGATGTTCTGTTCATAGTTTCCCCTAAGGGCAAAGTCTCGTGCAACGATTGCGTCTTCTGGAAAAACCATACAATCCTTTCGTAACTTATAAAACACTGGGTCTTCTGTAGTAAGAGAGTTTTCGCGAAGGTAATACATTTGCGTTTACTTGTTTGAGAACGTGTAAACACTATATACAATGAAAACGACGACTTTTGTCACTGCCTTTTTCAAACCTGCTACATCCTATCGGAGTGAGACAGACTATTTCGTCCTATTTGATCGACTTGCAAATACAGGTATATCGATTCTTCTCTTTTTGGATACAACCTATACGGATAAGGTTTTTCCTCCAAATGTTCGAGTGATACCTATTGACCTTGACACATCGTTCTTACCCGAAACTCCTGTATTGCCTAGCCATATGCATCCTATCAAAGATAACGCACAGTATATGTGTATTCAATTGAACAAGTTTCGAGTTATGAATGAAGCACTTGCATATACAGAAACACCCTATTTAGCATGGATTGACTTTGGGGTATTTCATATGATACAGGATGAGAATCGTGTCATGAAAATGTTACATACGATTGAAAGAAGTACATTCCGTAGAGACCGTATTGTAAGCCCTGGTTCCAAAAAAACTGATTTAACAGATGTGTGGACACGTCCTGTCTGGAGATTGTTTGGGACATTTTGGGTAGGGCATCGTACGTTAATCCCGCTTGCGTATATTCGTCAGTTGTCACTCGTCATGGAAAACCTTCCTAAACTTACTTGGGAGGTTAACTATTGGGCCATGATGGATGAGTTTTTCGATATCTATACTTCGGGGCACGATGATTCAATATTTACAAATATACCTCTCTATGGAGAAGGTGAGTTATTGAAAGCAATTGAATGGCATAAAGAATGTATTACTGCAAGAGTCCTACATAATCACTTTCATGATTTCATACAACTCTATGATGCGGTTGGACGTGATCATATTCATGGATGGGGAAGTTACTTATTCGACGGCTTGAAGTACTCCTATCAACTTCAGACCTTGAAAAAACAGGAAGCTCTTTTTCGAGTTGGACAAAAGGCGTCTCATCTATTAGAGGTTGGAGTTTATCTGGGTCACTCTCTCTTGATTTTACTGGTGTCTAATCCGACCCTACGAATTACATGTATCGACAATGATGCACGATATTCCCCCAAAGCAGTTGAATACTTGAATCAACACTTTGGTAATCGCATAACCTTTCATCTTGGAGACGCAAGTGAAGTCTTGAAGACCTTACCATCGGATGAATATGATGCTATCCATATTGATGCAGATCATACACATGAAGCAGTTCGGTCTCATTTTGTTCATTCATTACCTTTAGCAAAAAAGAATGCATTGATTGTCTTTGATGACTATGAAGCCACTCAATCTCTGATTGATGCGTTCATTGCAGACAAGCTACTCACCGTCGTTGAGTTGCCTAGGTGCTTATGGACAAATATTGTAACACAGCTAAAGGTCTAAACTCGCTATCTTCTTCTCTTCGGGTTTTGGTGGTAGCGTTCCTTGTTTGCGGTGTTCCAACACTTCATTCCAGAACTGTGTCAATCCTTCCAAGTGTTTAAGCAACCACTCTGGGTCCTTGGGCACAAAGTCTTCTTTAATGGAGGTCAGTAACCAATAGATGACTTGTGTCGTATCTTCATAGATGTCTTTGTCGTAGACAACCTTTCCCGATTCGTAGACTGTGAAGACACCCTTTTGTTCGGTACTTCGAACCCACTCTGAATAGTTCACTTGCCTGAATCGGAACTCAACATACTCACATTCGTCAATCCCCGTGCATTCCATCTGCATTTGCATCTGATGAATGTATCCAGGTGGAATCTCAGCTTTCAGTGCACGACTAATAGGACATTTGAACTCGACAAGACGACCATACCGTTTTGGGTCATCACTGTTCGGCACAATCAATCCATCCGGTGATGCGCCTAGAAACTTGTAACGAGGATGCTGAACGCAGGAGACATCGGTAATCGTGCACTTGGTTCGCTCTTCGTAAATCTTCTTTGCAACCGGTTCGAAGCGTGTCCCCCATAACAATGCAGCTACGGCATTTCCTTCGCCAGGAGGTTTGGGTTCCAACTTTCGCATCATCACTTCTCGACGAGCCGATTCAGACCCGAAGACTCCATAGACTTCCGAAGCTGTAATCATTTCACTTCGTTTGGCGTGCCAGGCCTCCGTCCGCTGGTCGTTCGCTCCATACATTCGCAACACACGTTCGTAGCACCGGTCTCGCACCCACAGTCGACCGACTTCCCCGAGCATGAGTCTGTCGGCGATGGCGTAGACCTGTTGCTTAAGAAGACGAAACGGCAATCGTGGTTCAAGAGCCCTGCAAAACAAGATGAAGTCTCGGAGTCTTCGTTTGAATCCGGTATAGGGTCGGTTGTCGAGCAACCACTGGGTAAGGCGCTCTTCCATTGTTCTTCTGTAAGCTTCGTAGTTGAAAGTTCGTTTTCAAGGGCAGTCCTCACAGTAAGATAGGACTCAACCTCAGTGCCTTCCAACACTCGCACTTCGGTGACAAGTTTCTTCTTCATTTCCTCTACGACTTTCCCTAGTTCGCGTGTATGAGGTTCAATCTCCTTGAGATCGGCTCCGACGGATGAAAGATACATTGCCGACATTATATATAAAAGGCATTTTCAATGAGCGCAACTAAACCCACTATGGAGATTCAAAGCAAAGACCAACTCGTCCTACATCGACTCGCAGGGTTCTATAGTAACCCCGAAATACTCGCTCGGGTGAAGACCATTCTCTCGGGGCAGTCTAAGATTAGTCTACGACTCATTGATTGGCTCGTCACCAACTATGCAAAGAAGCATAACATTTCCTTTGTCACCAAGACTGGACGACATGTCATCGTGTATCTCGCCTATAAAGCACATCTCAAAGCGTATAGCAAAAAGATGTTTGACCCCTTCTGCCGTTGGAAGCGCATTCAGTTTATGGAGCTAAACACTACTGTGGGACAACTCAGTTTCTTCGAGTGGGCGATTCAGGACGAGATTTTGGATTACCTTGAAACGCACTACGATGACATTCAAAAGGATATGGACGAGTGTTCAACCACCCTTCAAGCAGCCGAGGGACGACGCAAACGCCACGAGTTATCTCGTTCGGCAACCAAGACGGTCTGTCGTCACGATGTGTGCGTTTCAGTTTCATTTGCGTAAACTGACCATTCAATAATGTTTTCACGGCTACACCCCGAGTTCTTATACACGAACATTTCCTCCGACATCACCGAAAATGATTTGGATGTCGTAGCGGATACCTGGATGATGGATGGACAAGAAGTCTATCGCGGGTCACGAGACCCTTCGTATGACCACGCAGATGTGTATTGGTTATACAACGATTCCTTAGAACGAGTAGGATGCGCAGAGCATTCACTGGCTGACCATGCAGACATGCGAGTGTTGTGGTTTCACGACTCTGAGTTTGGTACAT